CCAGAGTCAGTACAGATAGAACATGCAGTAGCTAAGATCATTGATCAGCAACGCACCAATGGTTTTGTGTTGGATGTTAAGAAGGTCATGGGCTTGATGGCTATGTTTGAAACTAAGCTACACGACTTAGAGCAAGAGGTTCACGAGGAGTTCCGGCCTGTAGTTACTACACAGATACTGACACCTAAGTATACAGCGTTAGGTCACGTAGCTAAGACAGCAACAGATCAACACGGCAAGGGTACTAGGCTGACAGATGGCGAGTATGAAAGACTGTCTTTAGATATAGAAGGCAAGCCCATTGCACGTAAAACTGAAACGCCTTTTAACTTAGGCTCACGTAAACAGATCGGTGAGTACCTAATTCGTTTTGGTTGGAAGCCTTTGAAACACACGCCAACGGGTCAGCCGATTGTGGATGAGGGAACTTTAAATAAAGTTAGAGGGATTCCACAGGCCGCAATGATTGCTAGGTATCTTATGTTGCAGAAACGCTTGGCTCAAACTAAGAGTTGGATCAAGGAGCTTGACGATACTACAGGCAGGGTACACGGTTACGTTAATCCTAATGGCGCAGTGACATCGCGCATGACACATAGCCACCCCAACATGGCTCAGATTCCAAGTAGTTCGTCGCCATACGGCGAAGATTGCAGAGCTTGTTGGACAGTACCGGAGGACTATAGGCTTGTAGGTATTGATGCTTCTGGTCTAGAACTTAGAATGCTTGCACACTATTTAAACGACGAGGGATATACTAATGAAATTCTTAACGGAGACATACACACCGCTAATCAAAACCTTGCAGGACTTGAATCAAGAGATCAGGCAAAGACTTTCATCTATGCCCTACTCTACGGAGCCGGAGATGCTAAGCTTGGGTCTGTGGTTGGAAGAGGTAGAGCGCACGGTAAAGGACTTAGACAACGTTTCTTTGATGGTCTACCATCATTTAAGAACCTTACGGACAGAGTACAAAGAGAAGCTAAAAGCGGATTCCTTAAAGCACTAGACGGACGTAGGCTCACTGTGCGCTCTGAACATGCCGCCTTGAACACCTTGTTGCAAGGGGCCGGAGCAATCGTGATGAAGAAAGCTTTAATTATCTTGAACGATAAGATAATTAAACATGGTTGGGACGCTAAGTTTGTAGCCAATGTACACGACGAATGGCAGATAGAGTGTCACCTTGATGATGCAGTAGATGTAGGCAATGCCGGAGTCCACGCTATTAGAGAGGCGGGATGTATGCTTAACTTAAACTGTCCACTGGACGGAGACTATAAGGTCGGGGAGAACTGGAGTGAAACACACTGAGACTACTGCGGTAAAGCTTCGAGAGTTTGTGAACTTGAGATACAATGTCCCTATAGGTGGGATATTTAGGATGCCCACTGGGACGAAACCTTTGGTGGCAGTAAAAGTTTTAAATTACAAAAAAGATGTTTTAATAGAATGTATGTATGTAATAACAGGACATAAGATAGTACACACTGGAGATAAAGATGTTGTCCCTCTAAAGCTTGGAACTTTAGAAGACGATAACGATTACGAAATAATAGACAATGAGGGATACTATAATGAATACTCCTAAAAACTGTATAGAATGTGGGGTAGTACTTGAAACGCCTGTTAACTGGTGGTCTTCTTTTGTAGGGAAGAAACACTATAAGTGTATAGACTGTTACGACATACGCAGAACAGAGAATACAATTAAGAGAAAGTACAGAGAAGGAGTACAGCCAAGCCCAAGGCTTTTAGCTAAGCTACTTGGGCGTAGACACAGGGCAGAGTACAACACTATCTTAGGAGGCTACGTATATATTATCTCAAACCCTGCGTGGAAAGGTTGGTTTAAAGTTGGCATGGCTGTTGACGCTAAGGACAGATGTTCTACGTATCAGACTTCATCACCTTTTAGAGATTATAAGGTTTCTTATTCTAAATACTTTGAAGATAGACGCGAGGCTGAGAAACTAGCACATGCTGAGCTAAAAGAAAACAAGATTGAACACGCTAACGAGTGGTTTAAGACGGACTTAAAGACTATAAAAACTATAATCAAAAACATAAAAGGCGGACAGCATGAAGCTTAATACTTTAGTACCTGACATCTATAGTCACTTAGAAAAACTATCAGATGGTACGCCCTTACCGCTCACAGAAGAGGAGATTGATAAGACCTTGGTGGGCATGAGAGAAGCATTAGTATCTTGGTCAACACCTAGAGAGCGTGACACTAACTTCACTGTGCGTATGTCTAACGTAGGTAAACCCTCACGGCAGTTGTGGTATGAGAAGCGTGACCCTAAAGGTCGTGGCGGTATTGATGGCGCAACACAGATCAAGTTCTTGTACGGCCACTTGCTTGAAGAGATTGTGTTGATGCTTGTACGCATGGCAGGACACAAAGTAACAGACGAGCAGAAAGAAGTTACAGTTGATGGCATCGTGGGTCACATGGACTGCAAGATAAACGGTGAAGTGGTTGATGTTAAGACTGCCTCTCGCTTTGCATTCAACAAGTTCAAGGACGGACGCTTAGCAGAAGACGATCCTTTTGGATACCTTGGTCAGCTTGCAGGTTACGAAGCCGCAGAAGGTACAGACAACGGTGGCTTCTTGGTGTTGAACAAAGAGAGCGGTGAGTTGTGCATGTACGTGCCTGATGATATGGACAAGCCTAACATCAAAGCATCTATCAGTGAGCTTTTACCTGCACTAGACCTTGACACGCCGCCTGAATTATGTTATACTCCCATCCCTGATGGCAAGAAAGGTAACATGAAATTGCCCAAGGGTTGTAGTTGGTGTAAGTATAAGTACGAATGCTACAAAGATTCTAATGACGGTGAAGGTCTACGTACCTTTAGATACTCAAATGGCCTAACGCACCTGACAAATGTTGTGGTCGAACCCAAGGTAGAGGAACTTCTATTATGAATGGCAAGAAAGCTAAGCGGATTAGGAAGCACTCAGGAGTTATCATAGTTGATTGGCTACGGTCTTTACTCAGTGACGAAGAGGGCAAAGGTGTTACGGTTGATAACTACAAAAACTTTATGCCTACGCAGACGCACTACATGGCAAACAGAACTATGCATCTCAACGCTTACCACCCCAAGTGGATACGCAATAAGATACAGCGACTGATGAGACACAATCCTAAGCGTGTACTGGAAGATATTACTTTAGAGGACATCAAATGAGTATCGAAGAGATGATCATAGCTACAGGCAGTTTCTTATACAACTCAGGCAACTCCATTACAGATATTGATGATGAGTTTCTTTCTGACTTACGTCTAGTAATAGACGCAGAGCTAGAGCGCAGAGGGGCAACCGTCCATTGAACAAGATCAAGAAGGGCTATCGCAAAGCTAGAGTCAAGCGGCCAGTAGAAAAAGACTTGGTTAAGGGTTACGACTCCAACTGGGAATACGAGCTACACACAGGCATCTTAGACAACTGGAGTTTTCACACCGATAAAGTCCCATACACTGTTGAACACAACTACCACCCAGATTTTATACGCGAGGTTGAAGGCAAGAAGATTTTGCTTGAAGCTAAAGGTAGGTTCTGGGACTACGCAGAGTTCAGTAAATACATCTGGATTAGTAAGACACTGCCAGAAGATACGGAGCTAGTGTTTCTTTTTGCCAACCCCAGTGCGCCGATGCCACAGGCTAAGCGTAGAAAGGACGGCACTAAAAGAAGCCACGGTGAGTGGGCAAGTGCTAACGACTTCCGTTGGTTTAGTGAAGATAGTATTCCTGATAGTTGGATCAACCCAAAAAAGAGGGATAGTTTTGACTGACTTCAACCGCAAAGACGAGAGGCGCGATAGGTTTGAAAGGAAGAAGAAGTTCAAGAAGATTAGTTCTTCTTCTAAATTAAAAGATACTAAGCGCAAAGAACCTAAACTTATTATACATACAGAGGTAGAACATGGGACTCAATGACGCAACACCCTCAGATTGGGACAGAGTACGTAGAGAACACCCTGCTATTGAGAAAGACTCCATAGACTATAAGCCATACATCGACATGGCTATGCAAGAAGCACATGCATATGAACACGAAGAAGCCATACGCAAAGCTTTACAAGACCTTGCAACTAAACAGACTGTGGCTGAAGATGTCGTCAATAGCCCAAGCCATTACAACAGCGGTGGTATAGAATGCATACAAGCTATTGAGGCAAGCATGGAGCTTGAAGCATTCCAAGGTTACTTAAAGGGAAATATTTTGAAATACATTTGGAGGATGTCCTATAAGAAAAAAGCTTTAGAGGACTGCAAGAAATCCCAGTGGTACTTAAATAAATTAATCAGCACACTAGAGGACAAAACATAATGGATCAGTATCAACAGTTTATACACAAGTCACGCTACGCACGATGGATTCCAGAGCATACTCGCAGAGAAACATGGAGCGAAACAGTCTTTCGTTATGTTTCATTCTGGAGAGATCGTGAGCAGATCACAGTAAGAGAAGGACAGAAACTATATGATGCAATACACAACCTAGAAGTCATGCCTTCCATGCGTTGCATGATGACAGCCGGAGTAGCCCTAGATAAAGATAACGTAGCAGGGTTCAACTGTAGCTACTTGCACATTGATTCTCCGCGATCCTTTGATGAGTTGATGTATGTTCTTATGTGCGGTACAGGTGTTGGGTTCAGTGTTGAGCGTAACTTTATCAACAAGCTACCTGAGATTGCAGAGTCCTTCCACAAAACCGACAGCGTTATTGTTGTGTCCGACAGTAAGATTGGTTGGGCTTCTGCGTTTCGTGAGTTGATCGCCATGCTGTACGCAGGTAAGATACCTCAGTGGGATGTCAGTAGGGTACGAGGGTCAGGCGAACGCCTTAAAACCTTTGGTGGTCGTGCATCAGGCCCAGAGCCTTTGGTAGATTTGTTTAACTTCTGTATTGAAATCTTTCAGAAAGCCAAGGGTCGTAAGCTCACAAGTATTGAGTGCCATGATATTGTATGTAAGGTTGCAGACATTGTAGTTGTGGGTGGTGTTAGGCGTTCAGCATTAATAAGCTTGTCTAATTTATCTGATCAGCGTATGGCTAAAGCTAAGTCAGGAGATTGGTGGAGAACTGAAGGTCAACGCGCACTGGCTAACAACAGCGTGGCGTACACAGAAAAGCCTGACTTTGAATCGTTCCTGTCAGAGATGCAGACCATGTATGAATCTAAAGCAGGTGAGCGTGGTATCTTTAGTCGCGTAGCGGCACAGAAGATTGCAGGTCGATACGGACGTAGAGACGTAGAGCATGACTTTGGAACCAACCCTTGCAGTGAAATAATTCTACGCAGTAATCAATTCTGTAATCTATCTGAGGTGGTAGTACGTGCTGACGATACTTTAAAGACTCTTAAAGCTAAGGTAGAAACAGCCGCCATCATCGGCACACTGCAAGCAACACTCACTGACTTCCGGTACTTGCGGAATGTATGGAAGCGTAACACAGAAGAAGAAGCACTGTTAGGTCTAAGCATGACAGGAATTATGGATCATCCTGTTATCGGAACAGCGTCAGATAAAACCGCAGAATGGTTGGAGGAACTAAAAAATGTGGCTGTTAAAACAAACAAGAAGTGGGCTGAGAAGCTTGGCATTAATCAGTCTGTCGCTATTACATGTGTTAAGCCAAGTGGTACAGTCTCTCAGCTTGTTGACAGTGCCTCTGGCATACATCCTCGTTTCTCTAAGCACTATATTAGAAGAGTACGTAGCGACAAGAAAGACCCACTTGCAGTCTTTATGGAGCAAGCAGGATTCCCAGTAGAGCAGGATGTTATGTCTCCTAGTTCCTCTGTGTTTAGTTTTCCTGTACAAGCTCCCAAGGCTAGTACAACAGTTAAACAAGTTGGAGCTATGCAACAGTTAGCTCTATGGAAGTCTTATCAGAACCACTGGTGTGAACACAAACCAAGCATCACGGTGTACTACACAGACGATGAGTTCCTGCAAGTTGCTCAGTGGATATGGGATAACTTTGATATCTGTAGTGGCATTAGCTTGTTGCCTGTTAGTGACCATGTATATCAGCAAGCACCCTATGAAGATATAGATGCTACTACATACAAAGAACTCTTAGCGGCCATGCCAAAGGATGTTAACTGGGAAGACTTGGGGAACTTTGAACAGGAGGACAATACCACAGGGTCACAAGAGTTAGCGTGTGTAGGTGGTGCTTGTGAAATCGTCTAACGGAAGAGAAGCCAACATTATAGGCTTTAAAATCTTGATCAACTGTGAAGGGAATGTCGTGACAGAGATGTCCGGCATACCCCTCAGTGAGTTGTCAAGTGTTTTGAGAGGAGATGAATTGGCTATTATAAGAAACATTGTACAACTTACGAAACAAAAACTAGAGCCGATCCATTCTTTTTTAGAAGACGAACTAAACGCCCTGAACCACCAGTAGTTTACTTTTTACTTTTAGCACCTGAACACTTCCAACGCTTGCGAGATAAGTTGTTAGGAGTGTTCGGGTCATTTTGTTTTTTCTTAGACAACCCCTTCTTGATTCCTAAACTTCTGGCACAGTAGCTGTCACCTTTCGATGTACCTGCACGTACTCTAGGCCCACCACCTTTTGCCTT